TCTCTACTTGCTCAATATTTTTCTTACCTGTCGTCATCATAATTCAAATCCTCCATCTAACAAATCACTCCAGCGGACGCCCAAAAGCGCCGCTGAGTTTTACGTTATGCAAACCCCTCGTTTGATTCCACACAAACCCATTTATTTTTACCATCAGTTACATATTTATCTTTACTATTAATATTCATTACGTTTTTTCCTTTCTTCCTTTCTTCCTTCCTTATTTTTTTCATTTCTTTGATTAATTCATTACTAACACATAGAAAAAAAGAATAGATCCTTGCAACTTCATCTGGATGAGTTCCATAATTTTTTCCTTCTTCTATTATTAATTTAACAATTTCTTCTGCTAAAAACATTTTATTCCTCCACTAATTTATTTCCACATAGAGGACATACTTTATGCTTTTCTAAGAATGTTTTATATGCTTTTTGTTGCTTCTCAAGCTCCGTAGAGTGTGTTTTAAGAGCTTTCTCTATCTGACGCATATCAGAACATACGTTCATCAAAGAAACAAGCTTATTTTTAAGTGTAGTGTATTGATCAATCCTTTTTTTAAGAGAAACATGCTCTTTTTCAATCAATAACCATTCTTCTAAATTTTCAATTAATTCTTTTTCTTCTGTAATATTTGAAATAAGAACGTCTAAATTGCAAATCCTTTTTTCTTCATTATCATAAACAAGTATCAATTCTGATATTTCAATATATTTAGATTCGATTGAAAGCCATTCTGTAAGATCATTCAAATGTTGTGTTTCGGTTCTTATTTCTTCAGTAAGAAGAACTAAACTGTCTGTTCTATTAAGTAGGGTTTCGTGTTCTTTAATTAATTTAGAAACTTCATTTACTAATTGTTCTATAATATTAAGATTGACATAGCGTTTTAGTTTTTCTTTTGATTCTTCTATATCAGCTTCACAATAAGATAGATCTGTTTGAGTTTTATGTATCAAACTTTCACAGTTTTGAAAGACTTCGTTTATAATTTCAAGTCCTGCTATTTTGTTTAATTCTTTACCAACTACTCCTGGAGATTCTCTTAACATAAAATAATCATCAGTTTGTAATTGTATATTAAGATCAGACATTCTTGTAATATTCTGCACTTCTTCAGGGACATCTGTTCCTATAGCTTCAAGTATTCCTTCAGGAACTTCATATACATTTAGATCGTCCGACTTTCTTCTTATACTGAAAGTACCTTCTTCAAATTCTATTGCTGAATATACTTCATTTTTAGAATTTGAATAAGTTCTGAATCCTATGCCTGAAGGTCTATTTAATAGATTCCATTTTATAGCAAAAGGAATTGAACTCTTTCCACTAAAAGAAGTACCTTTGATTACATTAAGTCCTTTGCTTAATTCAAGAACTGTATGTTGATGTCCTTTAAGATTCTGTATTTCAATTGTCTTTATCATTTATATTCTTATTCCTACAGCATAAATATCAATATCAAATGGTATATTATTATTTGATAATGCTATTTGTTCTCCATTATATTCTTCTGAATCCAAGAGAGATTTACATTGATCACAACGCAATCGAGGAGTTACTGTTCCCCGCCAATCAGTATATGCTATGTATGATTTTTCACATTGAGGACATATAGCAAAAGTATGTTGCTTACTTAGTAATTGAATGAACTCATATTTCCTTTTAGGTTTGTCTGATTCTTTTCTACAAGTAGAACAGAATTTTTGTTTCCCCCCTGTGGGAAAAAATAGACTTGAACATTTATTACATCTTTTTTCTTTGAAAGATTTTTTATTCATTATGTTGTTCTGGAAATAACACAACTATAACTTCTTTTATGTTTTCTATTGGTTGATTTGCTTCAAATAATTGTAAGGCTCCCATTACTATTTTTCTACTTGTTCGATCATCCATTCTTTTTTCCTCTAAATACGAATTGAATATATTGTTCATATAAATCAAAAAACGCAACAGCATCCATAATCACTATTTCTTCGTGAAAATTTTTCTTTATAAATAATAACCAATCTGTTCCTTTAGCTTGATTGTCTTTTGCATCTTTAATCCAAGCAGGAAGAGACCATGTCTCCTGATATTTAGCCTCGACACTAAAAGGAAACATCTCTTTTGCATCACCGTAAAGTTTTATGTCCACACCAGTCTGCCCCATTTCACGTGATTCGATTAGTTCATCTTTACCACAAGGGAGTCCTGTAATTTCAGATATTTTTTTAGCAACCCATTGTTGTAGCTTCCTACCCTTCGCTTTAGCAGAGGATATTTTAATTCTTTTTTTCATTTTTAATCACCATGCTGTTTTGTTATTGCAATCTCAATTTCTCGTTCAAGCAGTTCATTACCCTCATCTGATAAGTCTTCTATCGCTTCTGAAAATTCTTTATTTCCTATCTCCCCTGACAATTCAATGTCTATTCTGAGAGATTCATAATTACCCATATTGACTGTCTTACCAAGTTTTATCCCTATTCTTTTATTTTTCATAATTCCTTCCTCTTCTTTATATATTTCTACTGAGTCTGAACAACAAAATTTTTTTTCTACAAAGTGTTTTTTTTTAAAAGAACATTATTTTTTGGAAGGGAAATAATTTTATTAGTAGCTCCATATAGTTTTTGTTCTGAATACTTTTTCAATATTCTTCTCCTAATTTAAATCATTTAGAATTGATGTATCTTATAGAAGTCCATTTACCAAATATATTTTTATGTACCGGCGTAAATCGACTTTTCCCATTAGAGTCTATTTTTTCTAAAATGCCTACACGTTTCATGTTCATCTCCTTTTTGGTTTTCTTTTCGTTTTAAGAACATCTTGCACTTGCTCCCAAACATTTATAGTCAATTCTTTCAACTCTGATTCAAGATTGTTTTCTTCTATATAATCAATAGCTCTTTCCATACTCTGATATTCTTTAGTAATGCAATTATAACGAGTCTTTCCTGTCATGTCTTTTATATACTGCAAATTTCCTCTGATGTCATCAATACCATATCCAAACATAATATAAATGTCCGCTTCTCTATGGGGGCTATCAATAATGTTTTTTGTTATTTTACAAACAGAACGAATTCCATCCACTTGATTGACATCAACCTGTCTCTCGTCTTCATATTTCATTTTTTCTTTTTTTATAATGAATTTATTGCTTTTCGGAGATCCTACTCTTATTCTAAGAGAAGAATAAAACTCAACCGATTTTCCTCCAGGAGTTGTTTCTCCATACATCCCTTGTCTGATTTGATTAGTGCAAGGAAGTAGCCAATTATTTTTCTTAATCAATCTACAAATCTTTCTAAGTCCTTGAGAGAATTCCTTTGCACGTTTCATACCCATTGTATCTCCTGAATCACTAAGTTCTAAATCAGTAGATAAAGCGGCAAGAGAGTCCACCCCTATAGCATGAGAAACATTCTTGTCTTTTGATTTAGGAGACCAATTTTCTATGAAATCAAAAACTTCTTGAACAGTATCAAGCATTTTGTAATTAGACTTATCAATAGCTACTCCATAAATATGAGCATATTCTTTGTCGAGTCTTGCTTCAGGATCGAGGAACATAACTTCTCCCTCTCTTGCTTGAATTCCCCCCATAATCTCCGCAAGAATGGCAGTTTTTCCTCTTCCTGAAGGACCATATATTTCTATTAAAATTCCTGAAGGAAGTCCTCCTCCATGAACACGATTTCCTGATATTGCAAGATCAAGAAGAGTTGAACCTGTAGAAGTTACTAAATTGAGATCCCCCTTAGAAGGAGAAGATTGAGGGATCTTAGCTGACTTTTTCAACTCTTCTTTTATCTCTCTTGCTGCCGCTTTCGTTCTATCTATAATTTTCATTTCTTCCTTCTGATAATCGCTTTCTTTTTAAGAGGAGTTTTCTCTTCTTTTTTTGTAAATTTCTTTTTAGAGGGAGGGGATTCTTCTTCTTCTGTCTCTTCCTCTTCTTCTTCTGTCTCTTCCTCTTCTTCTTCTGTCTCTTCTTCACCACTTTCGATAGAACTTTCTAATTGAGCGTCAGAACAATTATCCCAAAGATCACATGAACTACAATCTTCAAGCTGATCATTATCTTCTCCAAAAGAACCTCCATAAGGACAAGTTCCTTCTTCAACTTCATCAGGAGTCTCTTCTGTTTCGTTCTCTTCTACTTCTTCATTGGTCTCTTCTGTTTCTTTCCCATCACTTACTTTTTTAGCATAGAAAGCTTCATAGATTTTTTCATAAGAGGGCCTCATTTCTATAGTTTCATCAAGAGGAAAAGATTGATCAAGGATTTCTTCAGGAATTGGGGAAGGTCTATCAATAAAACGATGTCCTTTATAAGAGATTCCTTCTCTTTCAATACCATCCCCATCTATATATTTACCACTACTTTGAATGCTGAAAGCAATTCTTTTGCCACGATCCCAATGAGAAAAAGGAATATATCCTCCTTCACGAGGTTTCTTCGAAATCTCTGTCAGATTAGCTTCCATATAGAAATGGGCTACTTCCCAAATTTGTAATCCTTTTGCTTCTTCTTCAGCAGTATCATGTACCCATACTAAATAAACAACACGTCTATCTGCTGAGTGCTTCTTAAATTGTTGTGTTGAAAGATTATGTGTATTGATATATTCTGCTATGGGGTCTATAATTTTGAAGTTTCTTGCTGGAGATACAAAGCTTTCTTTCATTGATCCTACAAAACGATAAACCCAAATATCAATAAGATAAGAGGGTTCTCCTTCTTTATCTCTGGGGTGATTCTTCCCTGCTATGAAAGGAATAATGTCTATTTCGTGGTCTCCTTTTGCTGGACGCCAGAAATTAACACCATTGGGCATCATCCTCTTTAATTTTTCCATAAGGAAAATTGAACTGAACATAGACTCATCTTTTCTTTCCGCACTTTCCTTGTGCCTCTCATCAAGACTTTGTTTAAATTTTGTTGCTTTTTTTCTAAATGACATTTCTTAATCCTCCTTGTGTTTTTTTACGTCTTGTTTTGATTTAAAAATAGCAAAGGAACCAAGACGTATTAGTAAATAAAATAAAATAAGTCCTATTCCAAATATTAGTAATATTTTTATAATATCAAACATTTCTCTTCACTGGTCTTTTCTTTAATTTTTCACTTCCTTCTTTGAGGGCTTCTTTATGTTTCTGTGTAACAATATCTCTATCAAAAGTATCTCTCGCTTTTTCGGGTATGTTGGGTTTTGCAAAATAATCAGCACAATATAATTGTGTGAGTCCTTTGAGTGCTTCTTTTCTATGGTCAAAAGAAGTCTTTCCAACACTGAGTATATTAACTGATTCATTTAGATCTATCAATTCATTTGATAGTTTTTTGATAGATTCTTCTGTTTTCAAACAAGCACTAATAGCGTTTTCTGTAATTTTATCAAGAGAATATTTTCCTGGATTTGATCTTATATCCTTTTCAACTTCTGCTTTTTTTATATCAAGTTCTTCTCTTTTTCGATCACGTATTGATGTAACTTGTGCATGAAGTTCTCCCCACTTTGCAAAAAGAAGTGCTTGTTCTGACCAATTCTTTTCAAGAATTGCAAGATCAATTTCTAAATCTTCTTTATAATTTATTGGTACTGTCATTTTATTTCTCCTCCTTTAAAAAGGAATATCATCAGAAAGTCCTTCAAGCTTCCTGCAAATATAATAACAAGTTAAAGTTAATCCAGCTCTTCCTGTGTACATAAAACTTTCAGTTAATAGAGTCATCATATTAGCTACAGAAGGATCTGCTTTATTCAATAAAATCTTTTCAAAATAATTTAACATGGCTCTTCGTGATCGTTCAACATCTTCCACTTTTAATTGGGCTAAAATTTTTGAAACTTCTCTCCATTTTTGAAGTACTTTATCATTAACAAGAATGCGACAAATCTCTATTACTTCTTTTCCACCATATATATATCCTTCAATAGCTTTAATGATCTCTTCTTCATCAGTAAGTTCAATGACCGAATCAAGAGCATTAAGAGCTTCCCCTGGAGAACCATCAGCAACAGAAATTATTTTGGAAATTATGTTCTCAGGGTATTCTTCAAATCCTTCGCTTTTAAGAATCCCATTAAGAAAATCCGTCATTTCTCTTGGATTAAGAGCTTTCACTTCAAATCTTGCACATCTACGCCCCAAAGCTTCTCTAAGAGTTTTCTTAATAGAATCAAATTCTGCTGTGCATAAAACGAAATAGCAATGTTCAGGACATCCATATTCGAGAGTTCTTAATAAAGCATTAAGAGCTTCAGTGGTGGCCATGTGGCATTCATCAAGTAGATACAATTTATTTTTTCCATTAAGAGGACTATATTTCATATCATCAATTATACCTCGTATGACATCAATTCCTCTTGTGTTTGCTGTATCATAAATATGAAAATCCTCGTCTGATACTTCGAGAAGATTTTTAAGCACGAAACCAAATGTAGTCTTCCCACATCCTGGTCTCCCCGTAAAAAGAAACGAATGTGGTCTTCCTTCTTTACGAGAAACAAGATTGCTAAGAGCAGTTACTATTTGTTCATTTCCCGCAACTTGTTCAAGGGAATCTGGTCGATAATCAATATATAAAGGCATTTAGTTTTCCTTTCTTTTATCTTTCATATATACATTATAGCATATTATTGATGAAACATTTAATTTTTTCTTTTATTTTTGATTTTTTGTATTTCCTTTCTAAGAGCCTTAATCTCGTCTATTATATCTTGCAATCTTTTTCTAATCCGAGTTCCTGCTGCTCCGTTTCCTCTTTCAAATTTGATAATATCGTTTACCATATCATCATTACTGAGATCAATAAGCATACCACTTATTATTTCGTTAACAGAATACATTTATATCACCCCCTTTTATTAGTAGTTGTTCTTCTTGCTGGTCTCTTTTCTTCTATATATCCTTTTGACATCTCCGCCCAACTACCATCTACAAGAGAAGATTCATGTTCAATACTTAATGGAACTATTATCCAGGGGAATGCTTCTCTTATTTTTTCAGTTCCTATATAATTGATAGTCTTAATAAGATGTTCTTCTTCTTCAGGAGGAGTATCATGTAACATACTGTCATGTGTTTCTTCTATCACTTTTGATTCCCACTTTTCTTCTTTTCTTATTTTTGCAAGTTCAAGCATTGTCCATAATAAAAGATGAAATGCTGTTCCTTGTATCTGATAATTACAAACTTCATTAAACGACATTGGTCCTGAATAAACAAATCCCATATATGATTCAAGATACCCCTGTTTTCTGTAAAGATCATTGTTTTCTTCTTTCCACTTTTTATACACTTTAAATTTAACATCCCAAAATTTTCTTTCAACGTCTTGACAATGATCTGTAAAATCTCCAAGAGTTCTAATCTTAACGTCTCTTAAATGTTGTCTTACAGAAACTCCTGAAACTGTTTTAAGTCTTGCACAATCTTTCCATAAAGATTTTGCACAATCTTTATAATAAGAACCATAGAATTCTGCAAAAGTCCAATCATTCTTTGCATAGAAACGAATGTCTTTTGTGATTTCTTCAATAGGAAGTATCCATATATCCATTGCAGAATCTCTATGCATATCACTTTTAGGATCGGTAATGTATTTTATCATGTTTGGATCTTTATGGTAGCAAACACTTGTGCAGACTTCAACACCTGAAAAATCTGATTCCACAAATTTATTTCCTTTAGAAGGAATCACCCCTTTCCTGCAATAGTTTTTTATTTCTTCCTCTCTTACAGGTATATTTTGGATATTAGGTTGGGAAGATGCAGAACGATAGGAAACAGTCAAATGCAAATCAATAGTTGGATGTATTTTATCATTAACTGCAAATCTTCTGAACTGAGAAAGAAAAGTATTTTTAGTCTGTTCAAGGCTTCGGAGCTTTAATAGAGCACTAACGAAAGGAAGTTTCGATCTTTTTAAAGCATCTTCATTAACACTATAATTATTTTTCGCTGTTCTAACATGATCGGCTTTAAGTACATCATAGATAAGAGTTCCCAAATCCTTGTTTGAATTAAGATCAATCTTCCTGTATTTTTTCTTTTCAAATCTCTTTGCTTCTTCTCCCTGTAATAATTTATTTTTAAGAGATTCAATCCTTTCTTTTAAATCTTTGTCTGTTTTTTCATAATATTCTTCATCCACATTAATACCAGTATTTTCTATATGAGCAAATTCTATAAGTCCTTTATGAAAAAATCTATAAGCATTAATTAGTTTTCCTTTTCTTTTTTTAAATTCCTGTTTTTGTTTTAGAGTTAAACGGAAACCATATAGAGAATCTTTGCCACAATATTCAAGCAATTCGTCAAGAGGAACTTCTTCTACTTTATTAAATCCTTCTTTATCCGTAGTTTCTAAATATTTAGAAATACACTTATCATAAGGTAAGATTCCAAAATTTATATAATTTTGAAATTTTAAAGAAGTAAAAGCCCTTCTATTATCAAGAATATGGGATGCTGTCATTGAACACCAATCCCACGGTTGTATGTTGATATTAAGAATTTCTTTTGCCCATATATTTTCAAATTTTAAATTGTGAGCTTGCTTCTTAATTTCTTTTGTGAATAAAATCTTTCTGATTTTATCTTTAATCTGAGTATATTCTTTAGGAGTCCAATGATCTCTATATAACAAGGGAAAAGAATAAACTTCATTCATACTACAACATAAAGACACACAAACAATTTTATGTCCTGCTCTGTAGGGTTTTATTCCTGTTGTTTCAAAATCTATATATAAAAACTTTGGGGGATTTAATATAAAATTTTCAAGAAGTTTTTTGACATCAATAAAAGAATAAAGACAATGAATACGTTCTTGTTGTAAAGAAGGAACATCTTGTTGATAATTTAAATGTTCTACAGCTTGTTTCAAATCTCTGTCATATTGTGCTACTAAATTTAGATCTTTGTTCTCTGTTCGCATAGAATAAGAAGGATGAAATAAAGGAAATACCCAAGCGTTTGTTTTTTGATCAGGAATACATAATCCTCTCCATCTTGTTGGTTGTACTCTTTTGAACTCTCTTAGATAAAAGGATTCTATTGCTGCTCCACCCATCAACCAAATATAACGAGGTTTTAATTCTTCTATGACTTTATCAACTAAGGGTTTACAAAATTCTGTTTCTGATTTTGTTGGGGTTCTTGTACTTCCTGTATAATCTCTCGGCCAACAATTTACGGCATTGATTTTATAAAAGTCTTCATCTAAATCAAGATTATAATTTCTTAATTTCCTTCTAAAATATTGACCGACTTCTCCTATGAGTTGGATTCCTTCAGCATCTTCTTCTCTTGCAGGAGCTTCGGCGATTATTAAACAATTTTTACGTCCATTTCCCGTATAAGACATTTTAGGGTATTTGAGATTCTTATAAAGACCACATTGCAAACATTGTGGTTCTTCTATTTTTGCTGATTCTACAGAAGCAAAAGAATCGAGTTCGTGTCGTGTGAAGAAATCAGACATGGTTTTAATAATCCCTTTTTAAGATGTAATCTAAAATATCCCAAACAAAAGATATTACTGTCACAATAGAGGCCCCTAACTCATGCTTCTGATAATATTCTATATTTATCGCAGCAGCTATAAACATCGCCGATAAAAAAATTATTGTTCTCATTTTAAAAATTCTCCTTATATAAAGACAACGAGCACCATATTTTATTCAATAATGTTTTTTATCTGGACCAATCTTCCATTCAATTTTGGAGATCCTGTAGTACTACTGATCAAAGTACTTCTTGAGATAGTGGTTGAAGTGTTGCTTTTTGTAAGATCCTCCATTTTTCCCTCCTTATTATGAAGACGGTAACATCATTATATGTCTGAAACTTCCTGCTCTGAACATAGCTTTCCCTTCTTTAATATACATAGTAGTTGCCTTTTCAAGCACTTGAAGCAGAAAAGTAGGATTAATAGAAAAAGAAACTTCTTTACCATCATATTCAATTTCAGGACTCTTCGTAATCTCTCCTTGAGAAGAAGAAGCTTTACATTCTATTTTATTCTTACTCAGATTAATTGATACCCTATGATTTACTGAAGTTTCTTCTTTATCAATTATAAGAGAAGCCACCTCAATAGAGTTTTTTAATTCTTCTGGCAAACTTATTTTAGTTCCTCCAAACTTAACAAAAAAAGAACTAAAATCAGGATACGTTCCTAATATCCGTCTAACGCTTAAAAGAATATTTGTTGATGTGTGGAAATGTATCCACGCATCAGATACAGAGTACCCTGTGATTTCCGTATCTTTTAATTTATATAACAAAGAAGCAATTGAAGCTTCAATCATAATTTCTTCCATTTCTTCTTTCATAAAATAAATACTGACTCTCTTATTATCCGAACAAGAGATCTGTTTTCCTTTTACATTCAAACAAGTCAATGTACCAAGTGAAGGATCTCTTGAAGCGGAGAACATACATAAGAAAGCTCCCTCAACAAAGTCTTCAGGTAAATCTTTAATTTCAAGACTATCTATTTCTTCTTTTATTTTTTCTGCACGATTGACAATATCGCTTTCAAGTATCGTTGTAAAAGTGGCTTTCGTTCCTTTCACCTTTAATAACAATTTTTCTTCTTGCAACATCATGTTTATTTCGTCTGCTGAAATCTTTAAAAGAAAGTTGTAAAGCAAATCAGTATTTACTATAAAAGAAAAATCAGATTTGAAAGGAGCATGACAACATATACTGTTATTGTAGGCTACTATATGCTCTCCTGAAAAATAAAGATTAGCCATGTCTTCAATTCTTGAAGTGGCTGGGCGTACAGTAGTTACAGCATTTAATAATTCTTCTCTATTTACTTTCATTCTTTCTCCTTTATATATTATTTTGTATTTTTTTACATCTTGCTTCAATATCTTTGCACAGCAAATATTGTTTATGTCAACGACTTCCTTTTTTATATTTGCTCTCTCCAAGCACAAATCTGATTATTTGGAATGAATTTCGTCTTAACCATCTTCTTGCTGTTTTGGATTTAATTTCTTTCTTTTTTTCCATGTAATATTTCCTTTATTCGTTGTGTGATGAGGGAGGACCGGATTCTCACCGATACAGTCCTATTATATATAACTCCATTTTAATATTTGACAGAACGCTCCAGGAATTGCCCAAAAGCAATTTTGCAAAAACATTCCCGCCCTTTCCTTTTTAAGTACTTGGGACTGTTGCGTCATGGTTTTCAACGCAAGTATCTTGCTGCGACACCGCCTCCCCCAAAAATCAAATCAATTCTTTTTCTTCTGCAAACCATCTTATAACCAATGCTGTTCCTGTTTTGTTAAGATTAGGCCAATCTTCCATACAGCTTTTGGGAATCCAAAAGTTTTTATCTCCATCATTGAATCGAACAGCTAAATCAGATTGTCCGATTGTTTTGACATCAATCTCTACATATTCATTAGAATTGGGCAAGGAGACCACCTGATTTATCTGGCGGAGGAATTGCCCGCCTCCTTTCTGTAAAAGATTTCTCTTGACAAATGTATTTAATGTGTGTAACATTCTATCCAGGTGGTGGCTCAGTCAATAGCCGTATCGTAGCCCTCGCAAGGGGAGTTACAAGCCGTCTGCTTTAGCTGACGGTAGTTGACTTAAGATTTCCTAAATACTAAAATATATTCATGTTGTTTAGGAAAGATTTTTGTCTGTTGAATCACCTGCACAAATTGTTGATTAACAGTATGACCAAGATCGACTATATAAATATTGAATGGTTCAAATCCCACAGATTCAAATATATTATATAAATCAATGTGAAAAGGATGAAATTTTTTATCTTTCCTGAAATCCGCTATGAACCAAGCACAGAAAGAATTTGGTTTTAAAAGTCTATAATTTTCTCTAACATGATTAGTAAGTGATTTTAAAAAATCTTTGTATGTTTTTGTATTTCCTAACTGTTCGGGCTCATCCCCATACTTCTCCAGGCTATAATAAGGAGGACTTGTGATTGTGAAATCAGCACAATTATCAGGAAGTCCCGTATCATCAGAACTCTTTTCAATCAATTTTATCCATGAATTATGTTTTTCTACATTAAGACTTTCTTTTCTTCTCTGATAAAGGATTTTTTTAATCTTTTTATTGTCTTCCATAAATTCGTGACAGACATCAACTCCAATATAGTTTCTATTTAATTGAAAGCATAATTGCATACGACTGTCGTGGCCCGCAAAAGGATCATATACAACACCTTTCTCAGGACAGTAAAAATCAACTATCATTCTACCAACATTTTGTGGAAATGTGGAAAGATACCCTGTGCGTCCTTGAAGAACCATTCCTGTTTTTTCAAGTCCTGGAGTAAAGTCTTTGCGGGCGATCATTGTTTTTTTATTCTTTTTATAGTGATGAACGTATCCCCCACCTCTTCCTTCTTTTGATAAGTCGATTGTTTTTCTGCTCGATTCTACTCTATCATGTATTAAAATAGAAGTGGGGACTCTACCATATCTCTTAACAAACTCTTGATGGATTGAACGAGATTTGCGTAAGGAAGCAGCACTAAAGCCCTTTGCATCTTCATCAATATCTAAGTTGATTAGATCGTGCAATCCAAGAAGATCGTTTGTTTCAGAATGACTCACGTATAGTTTCCCCTAAATTGATTTGCTTTACTTTACAAAATAGAGACCTCAACACTTCGTATAA